GAACCTCATTCACAGGAATGGTATGACTTTCGCAAAAATGGTATCGGAGGATCGGAAGTTTCAACTATTCTTGGTTTGAACAAATATGACACGGCAGTCCGTTTGTTCCATGAAAAAGTAGGCACTATTCAACCAAGAATGGAGGATAACTCAAAGATGTTCTGGGGCCGTAAACTTGAGGACGAGATAGCAGAAATTTGGAAGTATTATGATGGAACCGATGATGGCTACATCGAGAACTTTAAGAACGACAAGATCGTAAGGGATTGCCGCAATATTAACGGCTATATTGTCAATCCCAAGTATCCCTGGCTGTTTGCGAGTCTTGACCGGGTAATCAACATGAAGGGTGGCGTAAACCTTATTACGGGTGAACCACTGAGTACAGAAGGAGTATTGGAAGTCAAAACCTTGTCATACTGGTCGGCGCAGATGTGGCAAGACGGCATTCCAATCTCCTATCTGGCTCAGGTTCATCAGTACATGATTATCATTGAGAGTGATTATGCTGAGATAGCGATCCTTCAGGATGGCAATGTCTTTAAGGTGGAGAAGATCCAGAGGGATGAGGCCCTATGTGAGAGGATCATTGAGATCTCAAAGGCTTTCTGGGAAAACAGGGTATTGCCGGCCAAAGAAGCATTTGAGAGAAAAGGTGTGGCGCAGATGATTGCCAACATACCGGAAGTGGAGAAATGGGATGCTGTCATACAGAAGCATGAGCCGGACCCGGATAACTCAGAGGCGTACCAGGAATTTATGAACGAACGCTTCTTCAAGGAGAGAGAGACTATTGAAGGAACAATAGACCAATTTGATCTCTGCAGAAGAGATACTTTCCTCAGAAGGTTAAAGACCAGGGTAGAGGCAGAGAGAACCGGGATCCAGAACTTATTGCTCCGTGACATGAACCGCTATGGTGTGGAAGTTATTGACTTTGGCAAATCGGGCAATATTACCTGGGCAGAGCGCAAGGGAGCCAAGAACCGTACATTTACTGTCCGCATCAAAGAAAGTCCCGCAGAAGAGAAGGTGGAGGCCGAATTTGCGAAGATTAAGCAAAACAACTGGTGATGATGAAGGAAAAGGCCATTAACAAGATGATTGCCTCAATGTACACGGAGGGGATCCTGTCGGAAGAGAACGAGGAGAGGATGAGGGTATATCTTGATTGGATGTACCAGGCAGGGTGGGATGAAAGAGGAAATCATCTTGTAAAGCACCATAATAAGCCAGTGATACAATATGATTTATCAATGAAGGTCCTTGGCAGATATGAGAGTGCGGTAGTGGCAGCCAAAGAGTTAAAGTGCAGCAAGGATGTAATCTATGACTCCATTTGGTATAACAGGCCAAGCAAGAGAGGACATATTTGGAAATACGCAGCAGATGAGCAGAATAAGGACAATAGTTGAGGTAACGTATGAGGAAGATGGAGAGGATAAGAAGGAGAACTACATCCTTTTACATTGGGGTCTTAAGTTTGATTTACTTCCTGATAGCTATGGTAATCTTGTGCCTGTTCACTATACTGTTGGCCTGTGCCAGAATATTAAGACTGGAGCAATAGAGATGTTCACTCCGGATCAGTTAAGAGTATTGGGAGTTAACTTAAAAGAGGAATGAGATGAAGAAGTACATTTTTACTATGGGGAACGAGAATGATTCGGCCCTCTTTATTGCCAAAATGAAGGAGGTTTTTGGTGATGAAATTGTTGATTTAACCCCAAAGAGGCAGAGAAAGATAAAACGCATAAAGATGTTTTTATCACTTGTATGGAGACTTAATTACTACAAGGGGATAGATAAATTAACCTTTCTGGATAGGCTTTATAAGCGGAGATTAAGTGCTAAGACTGCCTGGGATGTAGCAAAAATAATTTATGACTAAATAAATATAAGCCATGACTAAAACAGCGAATAAGAATAAAGTAGTTTCAAAAAGTATCTATCATATTGAGCAAATCAAATATGAGGATGGTTCTATGAGCCTTAACCGAACTTGTGATGGCTTTACACCCCTTGAGTTAATAGGTATGCTTGAATTAACATTGCGAGAGGTTATTGAGCAAATGCAGGGCAAATACAAGCCTGATGTTATAACCCGTAAATATGTCAAACATGGATGATCCGAGAGAGTTAGAATTTCTGAAAAACTATAAGCCATCTGTTGATGACTTAAAAATGAAACCTCCTGATTTTTATACTGAAAATAACATGGCAGCAGAAGAAACATCAAACCAAACTCCAAGAAAAGACTTAATGAGAGAAGCGTTAAGTCATTATGAGGAAGTTGCGACAAGAGCTTGTTGGCATCGGAGTGATATACCCGAAGCGATAAGAGCTTATTATGCCGACCCCGTTACAGAAGAAAAGAAAACCGCAGTAGTTTGCCCTGTATGCAGAGGCAACGGGAAAGTACCAAATGGTTTTTATAATCAAACCAGCGGTGATTGGTCATCAACTTCAATAACACCTGAAACGTGTCGGAGTTGCAACGGAACAGGTATTGTATGGCAACCATAACTTAAAAACATAAAGAAATGACAGCAACAATAATTGGCGTTTTTATAATTGGCTTTTATGTAGGGTTTGCGTTGTGTGCGGCAATACTAATTAACAGAGACAAAAAAGAAGCAAATGACAATTAAACTCACAGTCCTGGGAGAGCCGTCAGCACAACCACGACACAGGCATTACACAATGGGAACCGGTGTTCGTATGCACGTTCAGACATACGATCCGGCCAAGAAGGTTAAGGAAACATTTGCCTCAATACTGCAACAGGATGCACCTGCGACACCCATTGACGAACCGATCATGCTTGAGATTAATTTTTATATGAGGAGACCTAAAGGACACTATGGCACTGGCAAGAATATCGGCAAGATTAAGGCAACCGCACCTGAATGGTGTTCATCAAAGCCTGATATTGACAATTTAATAAAGTTTGTGCAGGATGCACTTAATAAGATCTTTTATCGGGATGACAGTCTGATTTGCCAAGTAGTAGGGAGAAAACTATATTCGGAGAAACCCCGGACTGAGATAACAATTCAAACATTAATGTAAAACTAAAAGACGAGCGAAATGAAAGTACAGACGAACAATTTTTCAATTTCCGGAAAGGTTATTGACATCCAGCCAAAGATGCAGTTTGACAAGTTTGCCAAGCGGGTCCTGGTCATGGAGGTTATGAACGGCAAGTATGCCAACAAGGTAGAATTTGAGTTCATCAACGAGAGTATGCAGCAGATTGACACCATCCAGAGGAATGATTGGGTAACGGTCAATTTTGCCCTGAAGGCACGATCATCTATAAAGGATGGCAGGGAGAGGATCTACCTTTCACTTGATGGTATATCGTGTTACAAGGAATAGCGATGGAAGAGCAGAAAGAGATAGACTTTCATAACTCTATACCTATTGAGGGAGAAGAGTTGAAGGAGGCCAAACGGAAGGCGGTGACTCAACAGGACCAGATCCTTGAGATCTTCAAGCGAGAGCCAAACAGATGGTTCACTCCACATGATATTCAAGCCTGGACCGGAGAGGATCAAGGTATGCCAGAAATGAAATACATGTTGATTACCACAGTAAGAAGATGTATCACCAACTTAACTGATATGGATTTATTAATCAAGGGCGATAAAGAAAAACAGGTCAGGAGTATCTGGGGAGTGAAGAATAACCAATGGAAATACAACGATGGAAAAGGAATTTAAGACCGGAACATTTAGAATGGGCAGGTGCTATATCATAGTCAGCATTGACAATGGCTTGTGGCATTTGTCTATCAGTACACCATCAGCATCTCCGTCATACAACGAGATTAAGAAAGCCAGGTACTTATTTCTACCAGATAACGTGACTATGGCACAGATATTCCCACCAAAGCCGGAGTTTGTGAACCTACATCCTTACTGTCACCACCTTTGGCAGATAGAAAATGAAGAAAACAATAAATAACACTTTAAAAATAGATTATGAGCGACAATGTATTAGTGAAAGCAGAAACGAGGCTTCCGAAATTCGTGGAGGATGCCTACGAGACAGTTGAGAAGATGGAGAACTTTGCGAACATCTTACTGAAGAGTAAGTTGGTCCCGAACCACTTCTATGAGAAACTACCGGATGGAAAGCCGGACTTTGATAAGGGCAAGACCGCATCAGTTGTTGCGGTTCTGATACAGGGATATCAGTTGCAGTTGCCGCCTCTGACAGCATTGCAGCATATCATTCCTGTCAATGGTTTGCTTTCTATCAAAGGGGACCTGGCAAAGAGCATGATCTTCAATTCCGGAAAACTTAAATCCGGATCCTGGGTTGAGAAAGAAGAGGGTTCTATCGAACAAGAGAATTTCATTGTTATGATTACGGCAGCGAGATCTGACAATGGACAGACCTTGACACGATCATTCTCTGTTGCAAATGCCAAGAGAGCCGGTTTGTGGATTACTCAGCAACAGGTCAATGGACAGGATGGGTGGAAGTACAAGTCATCGTCTTGGTACAAATATCCGGCACGAATGATTAACTACCGGGCATTGGGATTTATTGCGCGTGACTTGTTCCCTGATGTCATGGCCGGCATCTACACTACGGAAGAAGCGACTGACATGCCGGTTGACCAGACGGTTGTGATTGACCAGGGTAATGGTGTGTCCTTGCAGATCCCGGACAGGAGTTTTGCAGAGGGAAGAAGCAGAAAGATCACGGAAAGAGCAGTTGACAAGATCAAGGCTCCGGACTTTGCGCCTGTTGATGCAACCAATGTTTCGGTAACTCCTCCTCCGGTTTTTATACCACCAACACCTATTGAAGAGATGCCTGTTTATGAAGGACCACATGAAGTTGGACCTCTTGTGGATGAAATGGAAAGGGGACACGAATTTGGGACAAAGGAAGATATTCATAAAAATCCTATAACACCTGACCAGGCGTTTCGGAAACTTACTATTGCCCAAATGACAGACATGGAGACAGAGGATCTCCTTAAGATAATCAAAGAAGACAGTGAGTTGTCAGAGGCTCTTATGCTCATTCCTGGGAAGAATACCAACAAGAAACTCCGTGAGATCATCTTTGCACATCAGGAAGGTACTCTGAGGGAATATCTCAAGCCGTTTGAAGAAGCTGCATTGACACCAGAAGAGAAAATGTATATTAATCCGACCCCGGAGGCAGATACTAATGTTAAGGATGAACTCATTCAGCCAAGCAGCACAGAGTTGAACAAGTACAAATTGTTTGTGCCGGCCTTCAATAAGGGCAACGAAAGAGACTTTGCAACGAAGAAAGAGTTGTACCATGTTCTCTCCGGATTAACTCCATCTCTGAATAACGAGAGGTTTATTGAATTACAAAGAGATCTTCCGCAGTTTGCCCATTATGCAAATAAGGAAGCCTTCTGCCAGTTCGCAACAATAGCGGAGGTATGCGAGTTGTTAAACAGAAATTAACTAACTTTGACCCGATAACTCTTACTTACTGTTTTTAGTTAAGGGAGGCTTCACTGAGATGGTGTGGCCTCCTTTTTTATATCTTTGAATTATGGAAAAAGAAAATACTATCATTCCGATTGATCTCAGTTTAAGAGCAACCTTTCGGATTGTCTGGATCACCAGACCAAAGAAATCCTTCATTACTGGCTTCTGGCTTCGCAGTTATGAGGCTACACCCCTCTTCTTTAATATGTTTGCCCACGTTTTAGCCAAAGGGCAGAACAAATTCCCGTATTTTCGCAACTACCTTAAGAATATCGTTCTCCTTACGCCCGGAGAGCATGCCCTTTACGATGATGGTACGGAAGAAGCGCGAATATTGTATTCTAAAGAGGTTGAGGCGGCATCTGGGGGCATAAACAAGGCTGATTGGGCCAAATTAGAGGCTCTGAAGGAAGAACTCAAGGCAGAGTATAAGAAATACTTCCCTTCACACAAGGGTCTTTTAATCGGTATTAAATACTCTCCGGAAGAGGTACATGTGATCATCACCAAACTAAATACCATGTACCTTGATGAGTGTAAAAAACTTTTAACCAAAGAAAATCCAACATTCGATGAAGGTCATTAACGCTACCGGAAATAGTTCGGTTCTTGGTCGGCTTGTGAAGGTTAATCCTGTCCAAAAAAACTCCTTTGCCTTGCTTGGCAATAACGAACAGAAGATGCTCGGTGTTATTACTGAGGGAGGCATATCAAATGGCCTTCTCTGTGAAGTAGTAACCTCTGGCTTGGTCTTTGTTTTCATCAATGGCAGATGTAAACAAGGAGATGTCATCCGATCTTTAATTTCGGGAGATGGTGGGATAAGAGGAACTGCAAGGGCATTATCTGGTTCTGAGACATCATACTTAAAGGTTGGTGTTGCTATGGCAAATGGCTATAACTCTTTAGTTGCTGTTGGCTTAAGCATGGAATACATTACCAAATTCAGCGATGAAGATACAATCGCCTGGGATAACATTACAGGTAAGCCAACGACTATTGATGGTTATGGTATTACCGATCATCAGATCATGGGAGATGCACCAGACACAACGGAGTTTGATGCTACCGGACATCAGGTAATGGAGGGAGATGCACGGCCTTGGCGAGATGAATTAGGGGATGCTCTGTCTATCCAGAGAAGCGGTGCTGGCATTACTCTTAACATAACAGAAAGTACGGTTGATTTTGATTTCAATGCGGCTTATAATGCTAACCCTGCCTTGGCTGACATGATTTATAAGAACGTGCAGCTTAACCATGATAAGGATTTGTCCGTATCTGTTTATCCTCACATTCATTGGATGCAAGCAAAGAACTATATTCCAAACTTTCTATTTCAATATCGGTGGCAGATTAACGCAGCAGCAAAAGTAACGGCTTGGACATTCTTGAAATGCAATAGTCTGGCCTTCCCTTACACTCCTGGCACGACCATTCATCAGATTTCTTACTCTTTACCTATTCTTGCTCCCGTTGGCAGTACGCTTTCTGACATCATCCAATTCCGGATTTACAGAGACACATCAAATGCCAGTCTTCAATTTACCGGCACTTGTCCATATAATACAGGCGGTAATGCTTCCGCACCTGTCCTGTCTTTTGATCTTCACTTTCAGATCAATTCATTGGGAAGCACAGATGAATTAACCAAATAACAATGCTATGACTTGCGAAAAATGTGGTGGTAAGAAAAAAGGAAAAGGAAAAGGCGGTAAAAAATAACCGCCTCTCGCTATGCTAATCGTCCTCTTCTTCGATGAGGGGACTGTCCTCGGAAGGGATAACGTCTATCACAGGCTCTATCCCTTCTTCTTTTGCCTCTTTTAAGACCTCTGACGGCACATTACCTATTCGTTGACCTGCTCTCCTCCTCAAGTTAAATCGTTCAATGGCTACATCGTCTGGCATGTTCTCCGGCACTTCTATCTGGGTGTGGTAATCTACACGGATAATCTTCATCTTTTGTGGAGCATGAAATTCTTTCGGGAACTTGGCCTTTCTGTGCCTTCTCATTGAAACCATTGGATTGCGATCTTAACTATTCTGATGCCAATATACGCAAAACCCATCAGGATTATTGTAATAAAGGCTACTGATAGGACTGAGATTATGAAACTCTCTTCCTCTGGCCTGTCGTAGTACGATCTTGGCTCGTAGTGGGGGCAGTCCGGACATTCATATCTCCGGTCATCCTCTGTCATCTCATCAAGATAGACACAGGCGTTTACTTTGTCGGTGTATGGGCATTTCATTTTTGAAGTAGTTTAGTGACCATTACATCTACATACCCCGGCAAGTATTTGTCCTTGATGCTTTCAACCAAAGCCTCATTTCTGATGAGTTGAACGAGGTATGGCATTGAACATTTTCCATCCTTGTCCTGTACCTTAATAGTTACATCACAGGTAATGTGGTTGTACTTCCGTATCAAATCTCTGAACTCTGAATCAAGTTTGAGGATTTCATTGGCAAGTTCTTTTTTAGCCATCTCTTCAATCTTGTCTTGTACTTTTGTTAACTCTCTCATGTCTTTAGTTTTTATTTGATGGTTATTTGATTGCTTAAAAATGAAGGAGAACAGGGAACACACAAAAACCTGTCCTCCTTCTCTCATCCCCGAAGGTTTGAGTTATGTCATACCGGCTTCCACCGGTCTTTGTGATTTGTCTGTGGCTCATGCTTGAGATATGGTTCAAGAACCCTGTGTTCAATCTCAAAGATACCCATTTCTTTTACGAACTCCTTAAACTGAGATGCGGTCAAGACCTTCATAATATCATGCTTGGTCATGTACACATCCGTTTCTCTTCCAGATATCAGAACCCTGTACCTGTCCTTTTCGTCTTTCTGTAGTGTGAAGTACACCAGATATTTCTTGTCCCTGTTCATGGTGTCTTATTTAGTTGTATGTCCTTCCCAAATAGTCGTTCTATTTCTTCTTTGGGTATTATCCTTTGGCCTGTACTCAATACCAATACACTGATAGTAATATCGCCAAGTTGTAGTTTACCTTCGTGGGTGACATAGGGCAGTCCTTCCTTATTTGGCTCTGCGTTTGTTGGCGTGTAATCCAAGTTGTCTAAGAGTATTTCTATTGGCGTTTTCATGGTACGAAATTTAATTGATTTTCAAGTTCTACAAGTGCTTGTGAAAGGACTTTAATAGCCTCTCTTGCCTCTTGCTTTATATACCCGTTACGTTCATCTATGTTCTTGAAATCACTTTCATTGTTATTAAATGAACGCACGTTCAATGCCCAGCCACATCTGTTTACAGATACTTGGGCGGTTAGTATGTTCTGTTCCCAACTCATGCTACTCTCTGTGCTAATTTACGGATTGTTCCAATGTTCTGTTCAACAAGTTTAATGATCTCCTTGTGGTGCTTGGTTTCCTTGTTCTGAAGACCTCTTGCTTGGAGTATTCTCATCTCACGCAGGGAGAGTTCAATAGTCTCAAGCCTCTCGCCCTGTCTCTGTGCTGACAGGATAAGGCTATCCTCGTTCTTGTAATACTCATTGGTGAACACACAATGATGGTGTGCCTTGCCCTCCAAATAGAACTCCATCACATTGTTGAGAACAACAACATCCACGTTGCCATTGGAGAACCGGAGATTGAAATACTTCTCCTTGCTCTTGCGGTAGTGTATATTGGCCTTCGCTATCATGCCCTTGAGTTCGGCAATCCTCTTGCCCTCCATGATCTTCTCTTTCTTGTCAATGAGCCTCTGATGGTCGTTCTTGAGGGTGGGGGAGCAGATAAACGCAGGGGAGAAGATGTCCTTGCCAAAGTATTCAAGCAGTTCAAGTTGGTCAAACCATGTTCCAACATCCTTAATGATGTAGTTATTGCGGATGCAAATCTTAATCTGAGGCCAATACTTCTCAAGTTCCTTAATGCGATTGACACTCCAATAACTCAATAAGGTGTATTGCTTGGCTTTTAAGAGTGTTTCAGCCATCGGGTAGGTCAGTATCACATGGAAGAAATAAGCAGGGTGGAGGTCATGGAAACCACCTTTGTAGCCATTTCTGCGGATGACCTTCAATATGCTCTTGTTGGGGAATACGTTCTTGGCATGTTGATAATACTTATCTGCATCACCTCTTATATCTATGTCTGTACCCAGACACCATGCGTCTGCGTTATATCCCATTGCTTGATACAGGACAGAACGGACAACGTGCTTACCATCCTCTCTTATCCAATGCTGAATGATCTCATTGAAATTGTACTCTACCTTCTGCCCTGCCTTGCACGAACGCTTTATAAAGCATGTCCGAACCACTTGGTAGTTCTTGAATGTGATGAACTGATGAATGTACCCCTTGTCATGCAGGGTACGTTGCATGGTGGGGAGGGCGGTCAAGTGCCTGGCACACTTGGGACAGGTATAACCGCCAATAGAATGGAGAAGACTTGCCTTATCGGTAGCATCCTCCCATGTATGACCGCATGTCAGACAGGTGGCCTTGTCCTTTGTCTTATAGACATGGGCAGTAAACACATTGTCGTAGGCATACCTCTTCTGTTCTGCCGTGAATTTGTGAAGGTGGTGACTATATCTGTCAACTTCCTTCTGTATCTCTGTCTTTGGCCTCATGGTATCAGAATAATGAGGTTTGAATGAACTGAGGCTTATCCCCATCCTTCTTTGGTTCTTCCTCCTTCTTGGCATCAAAATACTTATCTGTAATATTCTTGATGACACTCATCGGAGCAATGGTTGGCTTGGTATCTGCCTTCTTCTCTGTCTTGGGTGCGGAAGCCTTCTTGTCTGACTTGGCAATGGCAGTTGGCTTTGGCTTGTCAATATGATGGTTCACCACCACGTTGGCACTAATAGACTTATCCCCTATCTCAACCTTTTCGGCCTCATAGTAGTGTACTGCCATGTTGAATATCTCTTGGTCAGCAAAGCCTTCGCATCCGCTTTTCTTGACCTCATTGAGAATGTATGTAACACAATCCTCAATGTTCCTATCGGCCTTCTTTAATGCCTCAGAGAAGGGGAAATCTGATAACGCCCTCTCATCGCAATAAGCCTTGATAACGCCTTTAAATGTCTCTGTTGCTTTCATGGTGTGTGTTATTATTGTTGTTCAACTTCGTATTCAACATGGTCGGGTAACTCAATAGCCAAGTTGTTTGTAATTACAATGCGTTCGCTTTCAACTTGGCAACCGCTATCATACTTGCTCTGTGCATAGAAATATACACAATCATTGAATACTTTAAAATACTCAACATCGGTGTAAAACTCAACCTCATCTCCCTCATTTGTGAGATATTCTGCTCCTCTCCCTGCATGAACGGCTATATGGTCATAGCCATACAATTTGCACTTTTCTATTGCACCAAGTAATTTTATTCTGTCCCTGTAATCTAACTCCAGAGCAATGATGTCAAGGCCATTTGGGAAGAACTCCGAACTCTGCCATGCCTTTGCAACCTTAATCTCATACTTTGCCTCCGGTTCTTCTGCCCTCATGGTTGTCTTGTTGCCCTTAATCCGGTAGCCTTTAACTATGGGTATGCCTTCAATGTGTAGGCCATTAGCACCAAAGAAAGCCTTGCGGCCTTCAATGAACTCAGTAGCCAATATTGCAAAGTCATCCTCACCATCAAAGAAATCATCAGCCTCAACCTCTCTCTTACTGCCATACAGGACAGGATAGCCATCTTTGTCACCACCGGAATAGCGGACACAATCCCATCCACCGCACATTGTATCGTAGGCGCATATCCATTTGCCCTGTGCCTCTTCGGGAGTGTAGTAGGGAGCAGAAGGCTCTTCAACCTTCTGCTCGTTATTCTGTGTGCCGTACACCTTATCAGCCGGATACCCCTGCAATACCTTTATCTTTTGATTTAAAGCAACCCAACCTTTCTGATACCAAACATCAGCCTCTATAACAAGGTCATCAAAAGAGAAGTTAAAAGGGTATTGGTTGGCAAGATAATCGTTCATATCCAAGTCAAACTGCATATCCTTCTGCCAAAGCATGTTTAAGTCGTGCATACTTTGGTTTAAGTCCATCATTTTCTTTTGCATCTGCTCAAGGTATGCTATCTGTTTGAACTTTGTGACCTCCGGCCTTGTGTAAACCTCTTCCGGCTCTTGTACCTCAACCATGTCGCAGTTGCGGTATTTCGGGTCGGCCTTAAAGCCTTCCAGAAGGATGGTCTTATTTGCCTCAATCGTGGCCTTGCTTACCTGTCTTGGCCCTAAGTAGTCAGTTATCTCACATGATAACTCATCAACGCTTTCTTTGGCCTGTATGATGAGTTTACGGCCTTCACGCACAAGACCTATGTAATAGATAGGTGTGCGGTTGTCTTTGGTACTAATCTGTGTAGTTGTCATTGTTTTGTGTGTTTAAAGATTTATTAATTAAATGTATGAGGGTTCGCAGTTATGTCGGTAGGAGGAGCATTGATATATCCGCCTGTTTCTTTACTCATAAATACATAGTAAATTAAACCAGAACTATCCCAATCTCCTTTTCTAATAGGCTTATCAGCTTTCCACCCCTTTTGCTCATATTGCTTCATTATAGCAATACATTCTTTTTTGGTGGTTGCTTCAATAAAAACCTCTTTGTAGGTTGATATATGATATGTTTTTTTCATGTTTGTGTGTTATCCTATTTTAACAAGTCTCTTTACATTCACCCATGTACGAACAGGGGTTTTCATCATTACACCACTTGGGAACATATCCCATTTTACCCTCAGTCTTTCACCATTAATATCAACAACATCTCCTCTACGGCCATGAGTATAGTCACCGACTTGATTGCGTTGTACTCTGTCTCCAATTCTAATAAGTATTGCCATTGTCTTTTGTTTTTATGCCCCCCTGCCGTAGCAGGGAGGCGTTGTTCATGTTATTTGTAGTGTGCGTATCTTCTGATGTGTGAGTTGTCACCATCATTTATACCCCTCATGTGGTCTTGAAATATCGGATATTCGGGGTCAACATGTCGGTTCGGGAAGAGTGTGTTAATATAGAGAACCGCATCGCTATCTTCTTCCAAATATGCTTTGTCACCATGTCTGAATGAGAAACCGGAGATAGCATGGCTTATGCCTAATTTTGAAAGGTCAGCAAGTTCCACCTCTAACCATCCATGCCCTGCATCATAATGGTAATGGTGTACCTGTTTGCGGAGGCTTTTAATCCTGTCCTCTTGGTGGTCTATGGAGTTCAGCATGTTCATCTGACCTGTACCACGCATCTCTTCGCCTGTGAATAGTCCTGTCTGTGCCATGTTCAGATATTGTTACGTTGGCAAAAGTTGTCAGCATCTATTTCAGCAGGGTCTTGGATATAATCCCGACCTGTGGATGAGAGGGAGGAGAGGCTTGACGGCCTCTCCATTGCGAACTTGATTGCATTGGCCGTTAATGTGGCCTGTATGGAAGCCAAACGAGTATGATGATATACCCAACCTCCAAACTTGTTCCCTGTCCTTAAATCGGTTAATCGGGCGTTCCATTTGCCCCCTGCGTTCTTGAGTAGTCCGTGAATTGGCTTGGTGTCACCCACGACAACAATGGCCTTCGGTGAGTAGTTGAAAATGTAAATTGTTTCCATGTTATTTGTGTGTTAGTTAGTGTTATAGCGTTCCGTTATCTGCAAAGGAATAGTGTTCACTCTTGGCGATAATTACATGGTCTAATACCTGTATGTCCATAATGTTCCCTGTCTCCTTAATCTTCTGAGTTATGCGGATGTCACTATCAGAGGGAGAGGTATTGCCAGAGGGATGGTTATGGCATACCACAAGGCCACAGGCAAGGTCATTAATGGCATGTTTGAACAATATGCGGATGTCGGTGACCGTTCCCGCTATGCCACCCTGTGAGATTTTGACACGCTTAATGATGCGGTTTGCCCTGTTCAACAGGATTGCCCAAAATTCCTCATGGTCAAGGTCTGAGAGGATGGGGGACATGTAAGCAAAGATGTCTGAACTTGACCTAATTTGTGTCTGTTCGTCAACCCTGTGTATATTCAACCGCTTGGCGAACTCAATAACTGCAATGCAGCGAACGGCCTGTAAATGGGATAATCCGAACGCTTTCAAATCGGTGTAACAATACTTTGACATACTATCAAAATTGAAATCTGAGGCTTTCAATACCTTGTCAGCCTTGTTCTTGTTGTCACTCCCTGCCAGAATTAAAGACATAATGTCCCTGTCTGACAATGCTGACTTACCCATGTAGAGCAGTTTAGCATCTGGTTCTTGCAATTCTAATTGTCGTGTGTTCATTGTGTGTGTTATTATGTTATTAATACGATGTGAAGATACACTAATATATTAAACCAACAAATCCGTTCGTCAAAAAAAACGAACTATTCGTCAAAATAAATTTGTTCGTGTTATTATATAGTATAATATTGCAGTATCAAACAACGCAGAACACACACTAAAACACGCAAGATGATGAAAACCAAGAACGTAGAAGAACAGATGAACATCGGCCTAATCGTTGTTACGTTGGCCTTATTCATTACCCTGTTAATCATGTCATTTGTAGGTGACTACCGGAGAGAACAGGAGGCAATCCCAGAGTACACGCCCGAACAATGGGTGGCATTTCAGAACTGCATAGACCCATACCCTTCTGACTATGTTTGCGACTCATGTTGGAAGGCTATAATTGAAGTCAAACACACTAATAAATAAGGAGATGAGAACACACATTCTTAAATGTACATGGTCATGGATATGGCACTCAAAAGAAGAACGCTATTTCAAGACAACCGAACCAAAATCAACATGGTTAAATGTCAATGAGATTAAGACCATTGACCCTATTATTGACCCCTATGACAATCTTGTTATGGGGAGTTCAATATTCTATGCACTTGCCTGTAACAACGTCAAGGATGACCGCAAACCGGATGAATTAATGCAACTGATTAATAACCTATAAACACACACGACAATGAAAGCAATTTTAATTAACCCAGACACAAAGGAAGTAACACAGGTTGAAACAACCGGAAGCCTCAAGGACATTTACAGGCTCTTAGACTGCCACATGATTGAAGCACCTATCACTTATCCTAACAGAGATGTGCTATACTGCAACGAAGAGGCATGGATTGAGTTCAATGAGGATGCACCACAGGCCGGATGGATGTTCAATGGCTTTGTATATGCTATTCTTGGCAAGTCAATGATTATTGGCATGGATGATGAAGGCAATGAAGCAGACCACAAGACGAACATCAATGTTATCATTAATCAAATACATTGGTGCAGTTCAGAGTACATGCTGAAACAGGGGATTGCAATGGGAGTTATTTAAACCTCAAATAAGACCACAGGACAGAGGGCAGAGTTATATCTGCCCTTTTCCATATCCACACACCACATCGTTGAACGTACAAGACCGCAACCGCCTGTACAACTCTCTATCCATATCATGTATCAAGTTAATTGCTTTGTCGGTTAGTCTTATGTATCTCATTCCCTTTGCACGATACCCAGATGTATATGGTTTAGCAGGGTTACGAACAGAACGCACGATATAACCACGTTGTTTAAACTGACCGGACAACACCATCCAATAGTTATACGAGCAGGGGAAGGAGGGAGCAGCGAGGAGATCTACACCATCAATGACCTGTCTGCCACCACCAGACACATGATACAAATACATGAGCAGGGATAACTCCACATTGGTGAGGTTATGTTCTTCACGCAGTTTATCAGCAACCCAATAGGCATACATGACACCACCATGATGAACGAACCGCTTCAAGGGAGCAACAACACCCCACATACTATTGAACACCTTATGAAAGACCCTTTGTTCTTCCATTGATAGGTTTGAATACAGATAAGCCAGAGAAGGAGGCAAGGATGGCGCAGGGGACAGGTTCTCATTCATTTATGCAACTCTCAAGAGGTTAACAACCCATTTAACACGCAAATTTAAGCATTTCAACCCATTTAACGCATCATCCACACCATTCATTATGTACGTTCATTGAATTGTATCAAGCACAAAAGAGGCCACATTTACAGGCTCACAGGATGCAGGGATGACACACTCAGACAGGCATGACATGATGGCTGACTACATTGCCCATAATTATCATTATGTTAAATAGAACATGAAGGCATTGTGTTTATAGATCCTCTCCCCTACCCTATCAACAACAGGTCAGAACGCTTTATTTTGTTGTTGGACAGGGCAGAACCACTTTAAAGGCACGGACACAAAACGCCTGGAGAGGCCCAGGCAGGGGGGGCGGGTACGCAAATCCGATTTGGGTTCGCGCGACCGAGCCTGAAATATATACATAGACCGCAGGCAGACGCTCACTTTGGTATAAAATTAATTACTTGTTAATAACTTTTTACCATTTTGCGTAGTCCTATGTCGTAAATTAAATTAGCTTTGCAAGTGTACGGGCCGCTAAGTTGTAATGGCTGATTTTACACGATTATGAACCGGAAGAGGATACAGAGGATTTACACAGTAGTTTGCCTGGGGGGAAAGGCGATAACGGATGATTTGACAGACTGTATGGTGAGTAATTGCACGAACCTGGTAACACTGGAAGGGATGACGGGAATAAAGAGGGACCGGTTAACGTACATATTCAGCAGGAAGAAGAGGGATGTATTAGTAGAGGGGGATTATATGATCTTTCGTAGTTTTACGCTGTATAAGGGAAAGCAGAGGGTAAATGGAAGGGAAAGGATGAGTGGATATAACAGGAACTAAAAACTAAGAGATATGAGAACAGTAGAAGAGTTGGTTGCACAGATGAAGGAGTTAAAGGCAGAAGATGGCAAGGATGTCCTAAACAAGCTGCATGATGCCATGTTACTGATGAATTTAAGTCTGGATCCCCGGAATAAGTTTGGAGGGGAGTATGAGAGGATGAGCAAGATCATCAGCATGAGTAATGTCTTGTACTGGTACCTGGTGATAGTAGCCAGGGAAGGGGTGGAGGTTGATCAGTTGCTACGATTAGTATCCGGGCAGGTGGATAAGACCGAACAGAAGGGACCGGAGATTAAGGTTATGCCACCTGTTGTAAAGAATGAAGATAACACCTAAAACCATATTGCTATGAAAAAGATCGCGTTATTAATTGTGATGACATTGTTACTGATGTCGTGTTCAAGTTACCGTACTGCTACGAGCAAGTGTGCTGCGTACAATGACACAAAGGCTGCCAAAGAGAGGGCAGATTACCCAAAGCTGCACAAAAAGAACCAATTTAATCCAAAGAGGCACTACAACGAGAATATCTGGGGTAAGATATTTGATGGGAGATGAAATTTGTTCGGTTGACCAGGGAGGGATTGGCCAACAAGAGCCATAATAAGTTAGCCACGATATCATTTACCAGGCGTGGGGTGGTCATACTGTCAAATGTGGCGTTAGTCAGATTAAATGTTCGTCACGGCTCACTGGTGGATGTCTTTCAGGGAGATGTCCCCAGTGAGTTTTTTATTTCAGTAGGCAGTACCTACCGATTAAGAAAGAATGGAAGAGGTGGCGCGGTGTTTAATTCGGTAGATCTGGCTTCGTTGGTGATGGATAAGACCTGGACTGTTACATCACGACCGGCAGGGGCAACCTGTCCTGATAGATTCACATTCATTATCTGTGAGAGATCGGTAGATGATGAAGAAAATAAGAACATCTACGCCCTACTACGGAAAAAGACTTAACTTTATAACGATAATTTTGAGTGTAACCATTTAAAACCAAGTGAAAAATGGCAAGAATTACGATTGGATCCAGACAGGGTACCGCCTCACATCTGAGAAATGTGAGGATAAAGACCCGGTTTAGTTTTCTGGAAGAGAGAATCACCTGGGACACAAACAAGGGGGCAATACAGAAACGTCCCGGCCGTGAGCGTCAACAGGAGAAGTTTGTAAAGGATCTTCCGATGATGGAACTTCTTTTGAATGAGTATCAGGGAAGATATGCTGATGCTTACCTTGTTTTGACGAGAGGATGGGAACTGGCTACGTTGCCACCGGTAGAAGTATGGATGGGAGATCTCATCCTTGATACAGATACAATGACGCTGTATTTTTCCGCAAAAGTAGAGAGCAATAATGTTGCAACTACCTGTGGTTTTCTTGTAGATACAGATCCGTCCTTCTCCTCTGCACTAACTGTTGCAGCAGCAGAAACGCCTGTTACCAGTACGACAACTGAAAAGATCACGGCCAATATGGATGTGGCCCTGTTAGGTGGACTTGATCTGTATGTTGTTCCTTTTGGCAATGACGGCAACAAGATTGCCTATGGCATCATCAAACACATCGAAATTCCACTAATTTAATAACTAATACTTAAGAAAATGGCAACTACTTATGTGAGATCATATATAGACCTTCATGCCAAGGTGTGCCTGGAGGTGGACAAGTCTAATCCTCAGACGAGACAAGGTGTTGAACACCACGAACAGCAATGGAACCAGGATCATAAATGCCGTCCAATCAACATGGACTACAATGACTGGAGATGGAGGTGGGCAACAGCCATTGATATACTCTGTGGCGGTTATGCCAATACCACTGGCTACTATCTTGGAGATGCAATCGGTGGCTTGTTTGTTTAATGATGTTTAACTCTTTAAAAAAATAAAGAAATGGCAATAAATTATGTTCAGGGAAAAATAGACCTCAAAATTCTCGCAACCGAGAAGCTGGACTACCAGCCGGAGGGATACAAGGACGGTGATCAGTATCACCACATCCACAAATGCGTAACCCAAGTCATTGATAAGAATGAACTGCGGTGGCGTTTCGATACGGCAGTTGACATCCTTTGCGGTGGATATGCTAACACTACGGGTTATTACCTGGGTGACGCCATTGGCGGTCTTTTTGTTTAATACTTTTTTCCATGTTTCCGGGGAGGGTCTGACCTGACTTTCTAACCCTCCCCCTTTTTTTATCCTAATATCGGCAATTATGATAAACAGAGTGGTTTTTTCCTATTTCAATTCTGATGAAGATTTTGTAAACAAGTGCGGATTCGTAAAGTATTCGGACTTCCTATACACTACCGCACTGGCTGTATGGTGTGCCTCAAGACATTTTAAAGAGGTCCACATGGTCAGCACTCCCTGGGCTATCGAGATGTTTAAACAGATCGGCCTACCAGTAACCCATTATAACGACAAGTTGAAGGAGATGAACCGAGTGTCGGCCTTCTTCTGGGCGTATGGCAAACTCCTTGCTTATAACGAACAGGAAGTACCTTTCGTGCATATTGACAATGATGTGTTTCTCTGGGATCCTCTGCCCAAACGTATCCTCAAGGCTGATCTTTGCTTCCAGAGCCATGAGCCAATGGAATTGGACGGCTATAAGTATTACGACATGATGCGGCCATGTTTCGCTGATGCTCCGGTAAAGCCTCAGAAAATTGTTGATAACGAAGTTTTGGACTTTGCCTACAACTGCGGGATCTGTGGGGGTAATAAGTTGGAGTTCTTTAAGGAGTGGATTGAGTGTTCCGCGGAATACATCTTTGCCGAAGAGAACCAGGATATCTTTTTCCGAAAACATAAGGGCGTACTGATCCACCAGAACCTCTTCCATGAGCAGTATTTCGCTGCCAGCCTTATCAAGATGCACAATCTCCGCAAGAAGGTCAAGGTTATTGCAGAAGATGTCACCGTGATCCCTGATAAGTTAAAATATACTCATCTATGGGGGACCACAAAGAGGGATTACACGATGATGCGCAGGGTGAATATGCGCTTACAGCTTGAGGAACCGGAACTTTATAAACGAGTAACAAGGTTTTGCAAGAAGAATGGACTTCTGCAGGATAAAAAATAGTGTGACTATCAATAAAATACTGAGGCTACTCCCCAGGGATCTGCTGTTGCCAAACGCGGATGTCACACCCCTGGGGGGAACGCCTCTCCTTTAAAAGTGTGACTATGGAAGGATGGATTAAAATACACAGAAAAATACTGAATTGGGAGTGGTTTCAAGACGACAATACTTTCCGAATTTTTCTCTACCTATTACTCACTGTGAATCATAAAGATAAGAAGTGGAAAGGCATTATGGTCAACAAAGCATCAACAATCAGCAGTTTAAATAGCATCAAACGCGCAACTGGTGTCAGTTACCAGTCAATTAGAACGAGTTTAGGCCGTCTAAAATCAACAGGCGAAATAACAATCAAATCAACAAACAAATATAGTATTATAACTATTTGCAACTATGATGCTTATCAAATCGAGGAAAGCGATGCCAACAAACAAACTAACACACCAATTAACAATCAATCAACAAACAACCAACAACAAACAAGAATGATTAAGAATGATAAGAAAGAAGAATCTTTTGCTGATTTTGAAAAAAGAAAAAAAATTGAGGATGAAAGATTGGAGAAAGAGTTGGAACAATTTCGTGCAGATCTATTAACCGGTGAACGATAGTAAAACATACTTACCTGAAAATTTAATGGAACAAGGAAAAAGATATAACTTTGACACCATACAGATGCCGACTGTATGTTCTGCTTTCTTGTTCATAGCAAGAACGGCCCCCTCGTTTTTCCAATGAGGGGGTTTTTTCATAAATTTGACTGACCAATTAAAATCAAGAGTTATGACAAAGAAAAAAGAACTGACACAGAAAAAAGTAACACCGCCTCCGGTGGTAGTGAAAAAGACAGTGGCAAAAAAACCCGTTGTGAAGAAAGACATCGTAAAGGAATTATCGGTGCCGGCTCCAGCAGTGGAAGAAAAACCAAAATTTATTCCTGTACCACCAGAGCCGGAGAAACGGCTTACGATGGATGACATCAAAACCACAATGGCTGTTGCGCGCGCGAAGATGCAGAGCGATAATCCCAAGGTGGTTGCCGAAGGCGAGAAGGAAATTGCAGATCTGAACGTAAAGTTTAAATCTCAAAAACCTCCGGTATGGTAACTTTTCTGAAAAAGTTATGGAGAAGGATAAGATACTGGTTGTGGACCAAACCAGTATCTCGTCCGGAACCGCCAAAGGCAACAGAGGTTATCAACGACTATGTGGTAATCAAATACAACGGCCAGAACATTAATCTCAGAAAGACAGAACTGCTCATGTTTAAAAACATGTCACGCAAGAATAAAAGGGCGATGGCTAACCGTTTTAAAACGCTTGAGAAGAAAGGACAGATAAGGTTTGAGGAAATTAACGGACAGACAATAGCAATTAAGAACAAGGATTATGCAGCACAAGCAAACATTCGGCAACTTCGTAATGATAAGATTAGACAAGGACAATGATCTGATTAAACTTAAGAATGGAACCGAACTATACATTGATACCACCTTCGAGGTTGAGAAACATGCAACGGTTACAGGTATTGTCTACGGTCTTCCCAAAAGACTTTCTTATACTGGGATCCCAAACATAGGGATGCCCTGGAAAACACCTCTTGAACTCAGGTTAGGTGACAGGGTTGTGATCTATTACCTGGCCGTTGTCAACGCATTGCGTCCGGAAACAATGAGAGCCATTGTAGAGGATGGCCAGAAATACATCTGGACACAATACCAGAATATCTTTGCCGCAGTAAGAGATGGGATAATAGTTCCTATCAATGGTTACTGTCTGATCGAGCCATGTGACAGTCCGGAGATCAATGCCCAGGATAAGAGGATGGAGAAGGTTGGCCTGACCATGTTTCGTTCTGATAAAAAATCGCTTACCGGAGTTGTTTACGGAAAAGTAAAATACCTAGGCCGGCCAAATGAGGCTTATGTGGACGGGCATACGGATGAAGGGGTATCTATCAATCCGGGAGACATGGTTGTGATGAAGAAGATTACTGATCTGCCATTGGAGTATGACCTTCATGCAAACATTGACGGAGGGAATAAATACTGGAGAGTTCAGCGCAGATATATCTTTGCAAAACTATGAAGAGCCAGTTCAACGAGAGAGAGTTTTCCCAGATGATGTATAATCCGGCCAGGGTACCGGAGGGATCCGGTGTGCTGAAGTTTTACAAGGAGTTGGCCAAGGTCCGCGCGTTCCGGCTGGATCCCGGAGAGGGCATCGACAACGATCTATTGTTGAAATATATCCTTTGCATGTATGATAAGAACTCCCCCTACCGGAAGAAATACTCCGATGTCCTGAAGAGAAAGATTGAGGTGGCCCACGATGTAGGATTTGAAGACACCGGAGGAGGTATCTTTGCGCCACCAATAGAAGATCTACTGAAAGGAAGAAACAGAATTGTAAATCAAAAAATAGTAGAATATGTCAGACTCCACAGAAATTTTAAATATGCTTTCCTTGTTAGCATCGAGACATCCTACTACTCAATCATGCTGGATATCATGGGAGGATCTACAAAGCAAATCGGTGACGCGCGAAATATTCAGACGGAGTTGGAAGATACGCTTATGGAAATACTCAACCAGGATAACAATCCATATCTCAAGGATGAGATCCTACGTTACATGGAGGATGAGCGATTGCAGTTAAGACCGGAGGATATTGCGAAAAAAACACAGAACGGAGAATCACCAATCTCAATCAAGGACACATGATTATAAAAGGCTATTGGCATCTGTACCTCATCAACAACTGGGAGGCTATCGTAAATGAACAGTTGAATATATTGGTTGCATCCCATCTCTACGATAGTTGTGCCGAGATTAAGATGGGATGTATTGGATCACAACAAGATATTGATAAATTAATGCAATTATTATATCCAAAAATGAAGTTTGCATTATGCTATCAAACAACAAATCCTCTTGAATATGAGTTTGCCACATTGAAACTTATAGAGCAGGACCCCAGTAATTATGTTGGTTTCTATTTTCATCTCAAAGGTGTAACCAGGCCAAAAGATACCATGCAGACGAAAGAGAGGATGTTTCTTAATTTCATAATGCTCAGTCAGTGGCAGCATCATAAGGATCTTATTGAAACAGGATATGATATCTCTTCGGTAAACTACCTGTCTATACCCAAAAGATTTTCCGGAAATTACTTTTGGTTTGATCGTAAAAGATTATCACGGCTAAAACCACTTTCCGAAATAGATCAGACAGATCGCTTTAATGCAGAATATTGGATATACTCAAAACCATGAAAATAACCCAATGTCCAATTAGTGGAAGTAAGGAGTCCGTAGAATACCTTAACCTGGGCAAAGTGCCATTGGTAAATAACCTTTGCCTGACAATGCAAGAATCTCTTGACTGCGAAAAATTTCCCCTGGCTATTCAATTCTTCCCGGAAAGTAAGTTGACCAGCCTGACCGAGTGTGTTGACCGGGACGGCATCTTTCTGAACTATCTTTACCGTTCCGGAGTCAACAAGCCATACCTGGACCATTGCGCCAACATGTATGATTACCTGTCGTGGTTTATCACATTGCAGAAGGATGATATTGTTGTGGATATTGGCGGCAATGATGGAAGCCTTCTTTTGGAGTTTAAGAAAGAGAACCGGTCCCCAACATACATCAACATTGATTGCAGCCGCAGCTTCATTGACATCAATAAGGAGATCAGCATCGAATATATCTGCGAGTATTTTGACGATAAGATCAGATTGCCATATAAGGCAAAACTTATCACCTCAACAAACGTATTTCAGCATACCGAACCTATCAGGTCTTTCGTCCGCGGGATCCGGCAGTCACTCACAAACGATGGAATATGGTGCTTGGAGTTTCCATATATCCTCACAACCCTTGCCAACGACAACTACGACCAGATCTATCACGAACATGTGTACTACTACTGTCTGCAAAACATCATAGATCTGCTTGACCAGGAAGGGTTAAAGGTCATCAATGTTTCTTACCACGACATGCACGCCGGCACCCTCCGGGTCTTGAGTGCCAAGAAAACATCATCACGAACACCGGATACCACCATAGCATCTTTTCTCAATCTTGAAAAGACACTTACGGAAGAGTATTGCATAAAATGGGGCAAACGAACACACCAGAAGATTGAGGAGTTTCAGAAGTTCATTGCGGACCTGATCTCTCAGGGAAAGGTCATCGCAGGGTTTGGTGCGGCCGCAAAGGGTTGTGTGTTTCTAAACACTTGCGGAATTGACTATTCCATTATGAAGTTCATCATTGATGATACCCCTTTCAAACAAAATAAGTTCGTGCCAGGCACCGGCATAGAGGTAGTCAGCCGGGATGTTTTAAAAGACAACCATATTGACTACATCCTTATCCTGGCTCATAACTTTCGTGATTACATCATCGAGTCTTTAAAAGGTCAGTATGATGGAAAATTCATTGTAATGTTTCCCGATATCAAGATATTATGAAAAAGATCGTTGCTGCCTATCATGTGTATCTGATAGATCATTGTGTTGACATGATTACCGACCAGATGGAGAACGTAATCAATTCGGGCCTGTTAGAAGCATGTGACAAATTTTATATTGGGGTAATTAATCCGAAAACAGAAAAGTCTTCCAAGCATCTGGAGTGGTTAAGGTGGTTCTGTGGAAAGATTGATAGCGCGATGGATAGTTCTAAGATCACCATCATGGTCTATGACGATAACAAAGATGAGTCCGATACTTTAAAGTTTATAAGAGACTATTCGGCAAAAAACCCCGGAGACTATGTTTGCTATTTTCACACTAAAGGCATTACTCAACTCACCGCACCAACAGAATCATGGAGAAGATATATGGAATATTTTGCCATAGAAAAATGGTGTGACAGCATAAAGATTCTTGAGAAAGGATATGATTGCTGCGGAGTGATGTGGAATAAAGATACTCCCCTGGGATACTGGCCGCATTTCTCCGGAAACTTTTGGTGGGCAAGAACAGATTATATCAACACACTTGACCATTCCTATCTCGATGATCCCTGGCGTTTTAAAAGAGAGTTCTGGATCGGCTCAAACAAGGAGGCAAAAGCCTTTGAAATACACAACTCCGGATACAACAGCAAAGAGAGGTTGATATCCGGAAGAGGGCATTATAACCTCGTTTATCCAGAGAATAACTACCGAAAAAGATGACCGGCATTTTACATATAATCTGCACGGTTTATCAAAGGACATTGCCTTTGCGTATTCTCATAACCAGTTTGCAGCTTCAGACAGATCCGCGATGGAGATTGTATGTCGTTCATGACGGACCGGCACCGGATGAAATGATAATATACATGCGCGAATATGAACAGGATAAAAGGATAACTTTTATAGAAACGCCATCTGTAAATGGCAGCTTTGGCCATCCTAACAGAGACTTGCAGTTAAAAAAACTGCCATTCAACCACTCAGACTATCTTCTCATAACCAATGATGACAACTATTATGTTCCGAAATTTGTAGAGATGATGCTGAGGCTCTGTACTACCCGTGTAGGACTTGTCTTTTGCGACACCCTTCATTCATATCTTCAGTACGGAGTCCTTCAGTCACAGTTAAGAATAGACTACATTGACATGGGATCCTTTATAACCAGATTGGATATTGCAAAGAAGATTGGCTTTAAAAACACAAACCACTCGGCAGATGGTACATTTGCCGTAGAATGTGGTGCATTATGCAGAAAAATGGCATTGAAGATTATCCATATAGAGAAACCACTTTTTGTCCATAACTAGTCATGGGGCCACTACAACTCTTAAAGAGATATGGCAGAGAGGTTAATCCAACAATATTGGCGCAGTATGACTATGCGGACAGATTTGTATGGGTAAATAAGGATGACAAAGATCTTATCCCGATAAAAATAGATCTTCCTGAAGCACCGGACTATCATCTGATAGACGGATTTGGCCTACCGGCTGCAGAACAGAAATGGCAAC